GTTATGGTGAGTCTGTTCGGGTTTGCGTGGTGACTGTTCGAACTTGCGTGGCGACTGTACGGGTATGCATGGCGACTGTACGGGTATGCATGGGGATTTTAATCGGTGCGAAATAACAGAGGAAGATCGAAGAAAAGGCGTCAATGTTGAAGATTTAATTTTTAAAATGGAGGAAGAGAAATGATTAGGAAATTGAAAGAGAGTATTAGGGATCTTTATCATTTTGATTTCGGGCAAAAAATGCCATGGAGCAGAAACTCCATGAGGGGGGACTGTTCGGGGTTATGGGGGGACTGTACAAAGTTGGAGGGGGACTGTACGGAGTTGGAGGGGGATTGTACGGGGTTGAGGGGGGACTGTTCGGATTTGTACGGCGACTGTTCGGGTTTGAGTGGTGACTGTACGGGTTTGAGGGGGAAATGTACCGGGTTATTGGGGGATTTTGATTTGTGTGAAATAACTGACGATGAAAGAAAAAAAGGCGTGCACATTTACGATTTAATTTTTAAAAGTGAGGAAGAAAAATGAAAAAATCAGAGGAGAAAATTAAACTGGAAATTTTAAAGGAAGTTAAAAAATTAAATAAACAGAGAGAGGAAGCGTCGCTTATCATCGAAATAAAACACGATATCAGCGAAGGGCTCCCATTGACCCAAACGGCGCGGAGATTAAACGTTGATTGGGCCGTAATTCACCGTATTTGCGGGCGAAATAAAATTGAATTTATCAGGTCCCCAACAAAGAAGACGGGCACCACCGACGCATATATCGTTTCTTTAAAAGAATCGGGGATGTCGGACTCTGGCATTGCCAGAAAAATAGGAACTTCAAGGCAAAACATTCATTGCCGGATTAAAAAAGCTTTAGGCAAAAGCAGTTGACAGGCGTCGTTGCTTGTCGTATAATTTAAATGTGTTTTAGACGACTTTGTCACTCCCGGCATATAATTCAAACCGCTGTACAACGAAAAGCGTGCCGGGACTGATAAGGTTGAATTTTTATCAATTTTGTTTTTGTTTTTATTTTTATTTTTTAAGGAGTTTTAAATGCAGATAGATGATTCAATTACTGATGGGGGGCAAGCTATACACTGCCCAGAGTGTGGGTATCGAAGTCACGGTGATATAGACATGGGAGTCCCACTCACATGCTGGGACTGCCTCCCGATAAGAAGACCCGCAAGAAAGATTGAACACATAGGAGAGCCTGACAATGACGAATAATAAGACGCACTGGAAGAAAATATCAAACCCAAACTATCTTGGATCTTGGGACATCCCGCCTGGGTCTAGTTATGTCGTGACTATCGTGTCTGTCTCTCAAGAGCCTGTCATGGGGTTAGATGGGAAAGCAGAGCAGTGCGTTGTTGCTAAAATATCTGGGCATAAGCCCATGATACTGAATGCAACAAACAAGAGGGCAATCACAAAGGCTCTTGGGTCTCCCTACATTGAGGACTGGGAAGGGAAGCGGATATCGTTGCATATTTCAAAGATCAAAGCTTTTGGGGAAACAGTGGACGCTATCCGGGTTAGCCCGTCGCCCGTTCTCTTGCCGTCACTTGTAAAGACGCACGAGAAATGGGCTGCGGTATTAGCCGCTGTCGCTGGGGGAATGGCAAGAAAAGATGTAGAAACAAAATTCATCGTCTCCGATTCTATTTGGGAGCAGCTGAAAAATGCAAAATGAGTTCAAAATTAGATGCAGCGCCATTGGTCAGATCATGACTAATGGCCGGTCTGGAGATGGTTTAAGCCAGACCGCTAAAAGCTATTGTGAGAACTGGGTAAAAGAACAAATTTACTCAAAAAAGAAGGAATTCTCAAACAAGTATACAGAAAAAGGTGTTGCGGTTGAAGATGAAGCTATAGACTTCCTATCTGATTTTCGCGGCGAGTTTTATGTCAAAAACGAAATCCACTTTGAAAACGACTTTATCACCGGGACCCCGGACATTGTAACCGAAAAAAGTATCATCGATATAAAGTCCTCATGGGACTGTTTTACATTCCCACTGTTTGAATCTGAACCTGAAAAAGCTTACTGGTGGCAGGTCCACGGATATATGCTGCTCACTGGGAAGAATCGGGCTGAGGTGGTGCATGTGCTGATGGACACTGAAGACGGCGAAGATGATGCGTCATATGCCCTTGTAGAAAAAAAATACCGCGTCAAAGCTTTCGCTATTGACCTGGATGAATCCGTTGGTGATAAAATAAGAGAGCGCGTTATAAAATGCCGCGAATATATTTCTAACCTGATCTAGATCTAGACTTTTAAAAAATTGTATAAAATAAAAAAATGGAGATAAAAAAATGTTAACTTTCAAAGACCCGACCTATACCCCTTCTGAATACCTGCGCGAGGCTGTGACCGACACCACTTTTGAAATTACCGACGCACGTATTGTGTCGAATGTTTCATCGTTTTATGGCGAATCGTTTGAGATTGCATGCAAAGTTGTTTCTGGTCCTCATTTTGGGAATGTTATTACAACAAAGTTTTTCAAAAACCGCGAAACAGGGGATTGGCATGGCTTTTTAAAATATTTTCTTACACGTTTCAGCAACATGTACACTGAGGAGCATGGTCTAAAACTGCTAAACACACCTATCGATGAGCGCCTTTTAGTGGGTCAAACCTTTATCGCGGACGCCCTCTTTAGCGAGCCTGGGAAAGACGGGAAGCAATATCTGAACCTGAAAAACTTTAAGTCGGCGGCTTATCAAGGAAAGGACCAGTTTTTAGACGTTTTAACCTCGGAGGAGTTTTGATGACGGATAGCGCGTATTCTCTGTCCCTAGCGTGTTCAATAGCTAACACAACGGGAAAGTTCCAGGCAAAGAAACCGATGGGCCTGATTGTATTTTTTTGCGTGGCCCTTTTTTGTGCCGTTCTGTATTTTATATAAAATAATTATTTTTCAGTTTTAATAGAGGGGAATTTACGAATATGGATTGGTTCAAAATAAAAGTGGGGCACGTGCTAAACAGCGCTTTGAGCGATGAAGAGATTGGGCGGCTTGTAAAAATACAAGCCCTCGCCGCTTTGAAGGAAAGAGCGCCGACACCAGAAGAAATGGCGACAATCATGCGCCCTAAAACAGCGGAGAAACTGGACAAGAATCTCCAAAAAACCGGCGTAAATCTCCCATTAATTGTCGAAAAAGTGCTGGAAGACGTCAGAAAATTGGGGCTACAACGGGGTAAAAGCCGGGAAAAAAAAGCCTTTCAAAGAGGCGTTTCTCCCTCAAAAAGAGAAAATGTCCCTGGGGACGTCCCTGGGGACGTGGTTGAGTGTGTCCCTAGGACAGAGAAGAGAAGAGAAGAGAAGAGAAGAGAAGACAAGACAATAGAACATGATGAATTATACAAAAAAGAGCAGATTGATTCAGGTTTTCCAATGAAGAAAGATTGGGGACTTTCAACAGCTGCGGCCCGTAATTTAAAGGATGTCGCAGATGCTGATGGATTGTCGTGTGTTAGCGATGACAGGCCAATGAATAGCAAAGGGTTGGCCGTGAGTGGCCCCAAAAATCAGTTTGAGCCTGAATTTAACAAACTATGGCTATCTTACCCTGTGAAGGATGGCAAGAAGGCCGCTATGAAGCACTTCTTGGCTTCAGTCAAAACGATTGACGATCTTCGACGGTGTGCTGTGGCCGTTGAGAACTATTTGAGGTACCTGGCCACCACTGGGCGATTCCCAAAAAACGGGGCTACATTTTTTAACAACTGGGAGGACTTCGAGGATGTAAGCGCTGTCAATGCGATGATCCTGGCGATCAATGAGACCTCAAATAAACAGGGGGATAGTGATCCGCCCCCATCGGCTGATGCTGCTTTGTTTATGAAAACCGCTTGGTCAAAACGCAATGGGGGGAAATGGGTGTGGGGTGATAAAATGCCGGATATAGTACGAATTATAACTGGAGACATAACGCATGTATGACCACGAGCTTCGCGAGTACGTCTCGAATGAGTTGCGGCTATTGGGTAATAAGCTCCCAGGGATGCCCCCAAAGGACGCTCTGATCGCCGCAATCGTGGAAAAGATGTGCAAGTCAGAGTCACTTGATAAAAGTCACGTGAAAGATTTCATCGACAATTGGCTAAATACCAATTTTAAGTTTCCTGCCGTGTGCGATATTAACGCATGGATGAAGACCATCGGAATAAGCAGTAAGCGGTGGGTGTGTGATTTGGGGATGTGCAAAGGGGATGGATTCGTGTTTGATTATGACATGGGTTATGCGTGTGACTGCCCGCTTGGGGATATAGTAATGCATCATCATAAAATTACGCGGAAAATAAAGAGAAAATAAAGAGGGCCTGCATAATGAGTAATGACAAAGCCATTGAATTTAAAAAATACATGAGCATTTTGAACCCCTCAATAATGAATGGGATGGTCCCTGAGTTTCGCTTCTGTGCGGAATGCTGCGGGGGGATTGGGGCTGGCGTGCGAAAACGCCTGAAAGTTGCTGGGTTACAAGATTGGCGCTTTGACTTTGCATGGCCTGAAAAGAAGGTTGCCGTTGAAATAGACGGCGGCCAATGGATGTTTGGCGGAGGGCGTCACAACACTGATGAAGACCGCCTAAAGCTAAACACGGCAGCGCTTATGGGCTGGCGCGTGATTAGATTCTCTGTCAAAACAATGCAGGATGACCCCGTCGGATGCATAAAAAAAATAGAATTAATCTTGCAATGAGCCTTGCTACTACAGCACCAAATAAAGAAAAAAAAACAAAATCATAAACAATACGAACAAGAAAAAAACGCAATAAAAAAACAAAATCAATGGCAGATTTATTTGGTCATGAATAAACATAGTTCACTATATTTGCCATGAATTTTTGAGAGCCCGGAATCCGGCATGCTTTTCAGGACAAGTAGCCAAAAAAACAAAGCCAGCCACGCAAGCAGGATAGTAGATGGGGACATACCCGAACGGAATAAATCGGCCTTTTTATTAGCCACCCATTCTCTGTCCGTTTCGCTTTCTGTGCGTACAGTCCCCGGCATATTTATTTACTAGAGGCCTTGCCCTGGCGTGATATAAACAGTTGTAGCGGAACTTGCTAATCCGCTGAAAAAAGTCGTTTGATTAAACCTTAAGATTTCAACGGCTCCAGCAACGAGAACAATTGAGTTCCTAGGTGTTCCTGCAATCGGGGCTACAGCGTTGGCCGTGGCTTCAGCTGCGCTTGGCCCAAAGCCTAAAAATACGGTAACAATTCCAGAGTTTATTACCCGATATTGCCCAGCATTTTGCTGGTCAGCGCTCGAGGCTACCGGGGCCTGGATCCCAGCAGGGGCGGCTGCGGCGGCTGCGACTACGATTGTTTTTCCGAGGGGGGCGAATGCGATTTGTGAGTTAGTTGACATTTTAGGCTCCTTGATTATTCCTTGAGATGGGCAGGCTTTATTTGTATTAGATTAAGCAGATGTCATTGTTATACCGATTGTCACTAAAACGCTAACAGCTCCAGAAAATGCGCCGCCGGTTTGTAGATTCAGAAAAATGGCAGCATTTGCGCCGTCTTTATCTACACGTGAAAAAGCTGGGAACGCTGAAGCCGACGATTCCCCGTTTGGAATAACCAGTGAAAAACTTGGAGACCCTCCACCCACAATAGCTCCTCCGCAATCAACGGTTATTGTGGCAGTGTCACCGTGAGCCGTCGAAGTGCACTCGGCAAAGACCCAATCAACAATATAGTCATTCGCAAATTTCACGCCTCCAAATGGGCTGTTTCTTGTATACCCATTAATATTCGCTGCGGCACCAGGTGTTACAAATGTATGTTGAAGTACGCTTCTGGATTGGCCGTAAAATTTATTACGAGGATCGCAGCTCCTGTCATTAAGATAGCCGCCAACAGATTGGACCGACGTTTGGGTAATCTCGGTGGAATGAGAGTCGGGCCAAGCAAAGACAAATTCGGACGTGCCCAACCCCTCTTGGCGAATGTTTAAAAATTTATTGTCAGCGGTTCTGCCTCTAAACACAAGGTATTGACTTGTTGCGTCAGGAATAGACGCCCACGGATATCTTAAATTAAGCTGAGTGGCTGAATTCGATGAAATTCTTCGAATCTGGTTTTGCCCAGCCCCAGCCGTAATTTGAACTGCGCCATTTACAAAGTCATTAATTCCCCATGCTTGGGTTGTGTCATTAAACGTCACTGCTGTATTTAACCCTGAGGAGGTTCCACTGTTGTTGGCTGGATTTCCTCCGAGAAGTATACACGTCCCCGCAACGCTCTCTGCTGTAATGTTGCTGAACAGATTTCCCTGGCCGGATTTCAAGTCAATAACCGTAGCTAACCCAGCGGCACGGGTAATGGGCCCAATAATGTTCGCATTTGGGCCATTGCTCCCTCCTGCCCAAGCTCCTCCTTCAAATCCAAATGCTCGCTGTGTTCTGTCAACACCACCAAACAAACCCGTACTTTCAATGTGGTTGTAATACGGAGAACTCCCGTTATTCCCTTGCCCGTAAAAAAAAGTAGAGAATGGCCGGACACTTTGAATTTCAATATTAAAGTAGCTATAGGCAAATGATGTTAGATCTACAACAATCTGGGGGTCCGTTGTTGCCGCAATCGGCTGGCTTACGTTCGATCGGATCACTTCAAAGTTTTCAAGTGAACAACTTTCGTACTGGGCAAGAGAGGCCGTTTTGTTTGTGTCTCCAGAGAAGACAATACCTCCGGTAATGTTTACATATTTAATTAGCGTCGACCCTGTCCCAGTTCCAATTATATGAACACCGCTGCGGCGCAAAAATATTGTGCTGGTTGTTTTGTAAGTGCCTCGCGGTAAAAAAACGGTCAATCCAGTGCCAACCGAATCAATAGCCGCTTGAATTTTTGAAGTGACATCAATGGCCGCTGTGTTTGTGGTCACATCCTCAATCTCGATTTCACTCATAAAATCAAAAACGTTTACCGTGGCCCCAGCAATCATGGAATACCTGGCTTTAGTCAGTGCCATGTTATGCCTCCTCGTAGGTAAGCGTGAAGGCCAGATACGCTAAGGCACTGGCAAACGTAATTGCCACGGCGGTTCCATAGCCGCCACTGGCATCTTGTTGTAAGCTTAAATCTGAGCTTGTTGAAAATGAGTTAAAAACAACGGTAGGGTGATTCCCTGCGTAGCCACCAATAGCTAAATAAACGCTCCCTACAGGATATGAGTTTGCACCCTTACTGAAGGGAAGCCCTGTAATTTTAAGATTTCCGACGCCTCCACCCGTTACTACCGCCGCAAATTGAATATAGCACTGGAGTGTTACTAAGCGACCCACCTTGGTGTAGGTGCTTCCGTTTGTGCCAATTTGATATGTCCCAGCGACAGTACCCCCGCTTATGACCGGGGTCCAAGTGCCTTCTTCATAGTCGTCAAATAACTCGCTTGTCATTCCCCCTGAAGCTGGGTTTGCGGAAAAATCAATGCCCTTCCCGGCGGTGCTGAGAACAATATTTCCAGTAGAGAGGGCAACATCCCCGGAAAATGTTGGCGAAGTTGCCAGTACATTGTTTCCTGTTCCTGTGTTAGTCACGCTCACAACTTCTTTACTCGCGTTTAGCGCCAAAGCTGTTGATACAGTAAGCCCAGACAATGTTGTTGTCCCAGAAACAGACAAATTGACGCCATTAAGATCCGCCCCACCCTCAACCCTTTGCCAGATTGCCCCATTATAAGTGGCTAGATCCCCAACCCCCCAATTGCTAATTCCGTCTAATGATGTTGCCCCAGCCACAGACACTACGTAGTAGTCGCCTTTTGTGCCTACACCAGAGGCCAATGCTGGGCTGTTGGTGCTGGCATTCCACGTGCCCTTGTAGTTTAAAGCACCGATTGCATTTGTCGTTGATGAAAATGTCTTTAACATGAGAGGGCTCCTTAAATCAAAAATTCAATTATTGAATTTAATGGCGGGGATTGACTGAATGTCACATTTAACCCATTCACGGTGTAGGTGTTCTGGTTTTGATATATTCCACCAATATAAATCAAAGACGGCTTCGCCGTAACTACAAAAACCGTCTGTATTCCGTTTCCAGTTGCGTTTTGTGAAGTAAAAGAAATATCGGCACCGCTATATCGTTCCGTCGACGCTGGGGCGCTATATACCGTGCTTCCATTTTTATTCTGGACCAAAATGGAAGAGTCAACCTCACTTATAAATATGCGGGCAGGCGTTCCACTGTTTGACGGATAACCCCCAAGCGTGCGAATTGGCTGCGCGGCTGGGACCAATAGGTCTGCGTCCCAATAAACATTGATGGGATTTACCTGCGGGTTTAGATTCGCTGCGCCAATCCAGATATAGCCATTTTCAAGAGGCTGTCCGTCGCTATCTGAAAATATGGGGAACGGTGGAGAGATTGAAGTTGCTGACATTATTTACTTTCCTGATCGGATAACGTTTTTGGGACGGGTGCTACGCCTCGGAATTTGTGCAGCCATTGTGCCATAGCCTCCCCGTGAATACTAGCCCCCCTATGCAGATTCATGGAAGCCATTATTGGCCCACCGGCTGTGTTTGAGGTTCAGGCTGTTCATCGGGGGACAGTTGCCGCTCTGCTTGCATTGCCGATTGTAGCCATTGGATTCGGGCGTCTAATGTTTTTGGGAGTTTGATTTGGTCTGAAAACTTTTTAAAGGCTTGAGACATCGCGGCTTTACGGATTGTGGATTCGCTTGATTTTCCGGTAGTCGCTTGTTCGATAGCAAGCTTCTGAAAATCCGGGTCCAAAAATAACTTGGAAGCTTTGGAAACGCCCGACCGTGCACCAGCCATGTATTTAATAATATCAGGGGCAATGAAACCTCCGCCGGGAAGGCCGCTTGCCACCCCAGTCGCAATGCGTTGCATAGGCCCACTTGACATTACTTTAGTGAAAAGGCTATTGACTCCCATTTCCCCTAGAAGTTGGTTTGCTTTTCCGGTGCTTAGTACACGGGCATTGGCATCCGCAAGTCTTTTGGATATTGCATAAAGATCAAGCGATGTTTCAGCCCATTCTGGGCCCATGATCTTAACTATTTGGCTGTAAACAGGGGGATTAGACCTAAGTCCACGATAAACTTTTGTGTACTCGGTTGGACTAAAGACAGTCTCCCCAACACTAGCCCTCCCAGCCGTTTTCCCCGATGTAACAGAGGCTAATGCCGTAGCTACAGTTTCTCGTCTCAGCTCTTTTGGGACAACTTTCATTAAACGGTTAAAGGCGGCGGCATCTCCTTTTGAGGCTGTTGATATTGCCGATTGCATATTTTGTGCCACACTGCCGTCAATTTCTTTGCCAAAGGCCCCAATAATGCGTTTTTCAAGGGCCTTCTGCTTTGCAGTTATCAAATGAGCCCCCCGAAGTTGCCGGCGAATCTCTTTTCCACCTAAATATTCAACAGCATCAAGTTGGTCATTTGCTGCTGCGGATTCAAGTTTTTTCATTAACCCCATATTCAGATTTCGTGAGTACTCGTTGGTCGTCCCCGCACGTTTGCGTTCGCCTAATAAACTTTTGTCATAAGATAATCCGCCATACGTCATACCCTCTTTAATTGATCTTTCAATCTTTCTAATAGCTGGATTATCTCCAATAGATGGCCCTAAATCCTTTTTGATTTCATTAATAGCCTTTTCTAAATTTTTAGCGGATACATAACTATCTGCGGGAATAACCGCGTCAACTTTGTTGTAAAGTATCTTGGCTTCTTTAACTAATTGAGCCCTTGTTAATGTTAGGTTATCCATGATCTTTTGGGATGTAAGCCCTGTGGCTGGCCTGCCCTCAATAAAGGCGGCATCAAACTCTTGAGAAATTTCATCTGCCCTCTGGATTGCCTTGCTGAGTGTAGTTTCCCATGCAGCTTCTGCCTCACTACCTACCTGGGATCTCGTTAGGCCTACAGCACTTCGCACCTGCGGATTGTCTGATAGCACATCAAATGGAACCTCAACCCCTATCCGTTTAGCTGCGTCAGCTGCCTTTGGGTTGACTTGTGCCATGTCAATTAGGCGCGCTTTTGCAACGGATGAGCCTGGCCCATATCCAGCCGCTTTGCGTGCAAGATTCAAAACATCGCCAGCATTGGCGCTCTCAAGATTGTCCATTAAGGTAGATTTACCAACAATAGGTGGAACTGTATCTATGGGAATATCCGGAACCACTGGAGGCACTGGAGGCACTGGAGGCACTGGAGGCACTGGAATAGGTGTGGCCGTTGGCACTACTCGCGGAGCGTCACGAAAACCACCGCCTAAATTATCTACAAATTCTATCGGGGGTAGGTCTCTAGGTACGCCGGCCAAGCTGTCCACGGGAATGTTTGTGGCTGCAGGAATATTTGTGGCTACGGTAGGCACGCCTGAACGAACCCCACTGGCTATAACCGGAGTTAACTTCCCCCTTAGGTTCTGAACGACATTTTTTAAACCAGTTCCCACACGTTGGAGGACCTGACCTGCGGGCCCCGTTGCAGCTGCGGCCAAAACTTCCCCGGGATTGAACTCTCCGCCAGTTTCCTGCTGGCTCATTTCAATGGCGGCTTGGGTTGCTCCACCTGCCTTTATTGCGGCGGGGATGCTGACGGCTCTCCCCGCTGGCGTGAATAATGAGGCCATGAGGGCTGCGCGGGGAACATCTTGAACTGTTAAACCGGGTTCAATCACGTATTCCTTGCCGTCTGTAGGCGAGCGCAAAAACACGGTCCCTTGTTCGTCTAGGCGATAAGTTAAGCCAGGGAAGTTGGCCGCAAAGATTTTGGCACGTTCTTCGGATCCCGCCGTCAAGCCTCCTAGTGCCGATTTCAACATGCCAAACGAAAGTTGGTTGGCTTCTGGCATATCGTAGATTGTTCTGTTTTCAGCAAGGGCTGCGGCTACATCCGGTGCGGCTGAACGTCTTGTACCAGTTACCGCCTCACGAACATCTCTTGCTACATCTTTTGCGCCCTCAATCAGACCTCCCAAAAAACCAGTGGGTTGCGGAGCGTCACGGAATCCACCTCCCAACCTGTCTACAAACTCTACCTTGCCTAGGTCTTTAGATACGCCGGCCAAGCTGTCTACTTGTTGTGCTTCTTGCGGGGCTGATGTTTGTGCAGATCCACGATTAGCACGAATGGAAGCCACCCGATCTTTTAAAACTTGAGAATCTGGCGCAACATCATCTGGAATGCTATCTATAACGATGCCATCTTCTGTTTCGATTGAATATGGCACGCTAGAATGTCACCTTTATTATAGGGGGTTTAGTGGTGGGGGCGGGGGTGGTAGGTTTCCCTTTGGGTTTAGTGTTGCCTAGATTAAGCTTATTTGTAGCGTCAAGGAATATTTTCGCCGAAGGATTGTCTTTTGACGCGGCTAGTAATAGTTTATAGTTTTGAGCATGTTGTTGTTTTGACGCCCGTGAAGAAACGTCTAGGATTGCGCTTATTTCCCCTGCTGTAAAATCGATATCCCCACCTCTAGCTCTTTGAAGAAGCTCGCCTTCATAATTTGAAACGGAACCTTGCCCTGTCAGCATTTCTCTTGAATTTAACGCCATTTCGGAAAGCCCCTGAATAAGGACACGCGTTGCATTAATCTTTTGTTCTTTGTCCCCCCTAAATCCAAAAAGATTAGCAAGTCTTTCTGCCCCTAATCTTTTATTTGCAAAGGGGCCCGTTATTGCTTCAGCCAAAGCATTTCTATATATTGGAATATTATTAAATTGCGTTGCGGCTGAATTTATACGGTTGTACAGTTCAGGAACAAGCTTCCCAAGCTCTACCCCTGTGGCTTTTGTTGCCGTGTCTACAGTTATGTTTGTTACCGGAGAAGTCTTTTTATTAAGGGTATCAAAAATGGCTCTAACTTCTGGAGTTTGATTTGCATAATCAATTGATTCTTGCACAGATGGAGACAACTTTTCTCTTGATAGTCTCGTCTCTTGATTCGTTTGAATATTAGCAAGAATGTCGTTACCCCTAGGAAGTACGGCAATGATTTGCCCTACGACCTCCATGGCTTTTGCGGGATTTATTTCTATAAATTTTAAAGCGTCATTTATGGCCTGAGCTTCCCTTGTCATCCCTGCATTGTTGTAGGCAAACGCCTGCGCTTGTAATTGCGCTTTCCCAATCTCTGGGGCCCCAGAATTAAATGCTGAATAAACGCCCCCAAGGAACTGCAATTGACTGTCTTGTTTTTCTTTTGTGAGCGCGTTAAACCCATCGGTTATTAGTTTTGCATTAGCGGGATCAAGCCCCGAAGTCGCCCTAGTTACGTCTGTAAGGGTTGACCTAGGATCTGCACCTACAGAGACTGCCGCTTGTAGCCTCGTCGCTTGATTTTGTCTGTCCTGTATTTTTGATAAATATTCAGCTTCTCTTGCTGAAGATTCCTGTGTTCTCGCCTGTGATTCTGCACCTGCTAGCCCAGCTTTAAAGCCACCGAGTGCGGCCTCAAAGGGAGATTCTACATCGACGGCGTAATTGATGGGGGCTTGAAGTGGGTTGATTGGTGTCATGTTGTTTCCCTTTTAGAATCCTGGGTTTTTACCTGCACCCATTTGCATTCCTACAAACTGTGCCGGAAGATTGAGAAAATTTCCATAAGCTTTGGCGCTTCCAAGTTGTCCTCCAGCTTGGGCTGCGGCCGCTTGGGCCATTAGATTGGCTACACTTTCACCAGATTGAATACCCGCAGACCCAACCCCGGCGGCTGACTGTTGCCCCAAGGCGGTCATTCCCCCTAATCGGCTATATTGCTGGTCAATAAGCCCGGCTAACATCTGAGGGCGGAACTGTGCTAGCGCCCCTTGAATGTTTCCGCCACGAAGGCCACCCGTTGCTGACGCATTTTGTAGCAAAGATTCTTCGCCTTGTCTTGCAAGTGCTTGGAAGGTTTCTCCACTTCTAATGCGTTCAATAGCAGCACGTTCTGCTTCTGGGCCTTGTAGCCCAAGGAAGGCCTGCTGTGCTTCGAGTGCGGGTCTGCCGGCCTCGGTATAGGGTTTTAGCAATTCACGCATAGCATCGAATTGTCGGCGCTGTTCTTCTATGCCGGATTGAGCTGCCCCGGATTGTATTCCGGCGGCTTCGCGAGACGCGTTGGATTGTAGGACGCTTCCACCAAGGGCGGATCCCCCAACGGCTAGGGCTGTCATTGGTTCAGGCATTATTATTAAACTCCTTCATGTAGTCGTCGAATTTTTCGCCATATAAAGACATGACCAAATGAGCATTCTCGGTAGCAAAGCACGGGCCATGGGTAATAGATACGGCCATTAGGATTAGGCCATAGTAGCCGGCACGCCACACGAATGATTTGGCATCGGCATTTCCCGCGCGCTCTGCTTGGTCTGAGGCTTGCCACTTCAAGATCACGACCGCGAGCAAGGGTACAAGATGGTGACTGTTTGTGATGAAGAATTGGTTTTGATGGATACCCACCGCGGTGTTCCACATAGTTGCGTTTAAATCTTTGCGATCAATCGTGTCTCCATCCGCCACATCGTCAAAAAATTGGATAGCCGAGTAGACCATGCAAAGCCATTCCACGGCGGGCTCAGGCAATAGAAATACCCGTTGCAGGTTTTCTTTGATCCAATCAATACCCGTCATGTGTCACTCCTTTTCATTATGGGCGGCTGGAGGCTAGATAGAATCATTTCCTTCAGTTTCTCATGTTTCCGTAATTTGTCAATTTTCGATTTCAAATTCAAAGTCACGCTCTTCCCATGATTGGCAAACTCTTAGGTCATGGCATATGAAATTGAATTTTGTGCAGTACCCACGAAAGCCGGCGTCTGTGTCCCAATCATTGCGTGGGATGCGTTCCATTTTAGCCTGCGTCATTGTGCTGTTGTCATAGTATTCGCAGTTTGAACAACGCCGACGACGTGCTTCTTTTTCGTCGACCTGAAGGGCTTTGCTAAGGGATAGCCAGTAGGGTTTGTTTGCCGTTGGTTCGTTGCTTGGGTTCTCAGGCCCGAGCATCCAATCATCGATCACCATCTGTGTGCTGCGCTTATTCTCTGTTGTGGTGATGAATTTCTCATCCATTGGCAGGCCGGCGAATCCTTTTGGGATCATCATGAATGCGGTCATTATAGGCTCCTTATGTTATTTCGCGCCCAGATGCGCGGATTGTTAGAGATGTCGCTGCACTGGCAATGGTTGAGATAAAACCGCCAGGTTCTAACGCTTGGCCTACAAGTTCTGGGCAAGTGTAGGTTTCATCTGGAGCGATGGCCCTTGTGTCTATAATCAAGTTCGAAGTTGCTGCGCTTCCTGTTACCGTTACTAGATTGACGCTAATGGTTACATTCCCAGCTGTAGTATTCGTCACTGTAAATTTGTCTATGATGGCTTTGCAATTGGTTGCGGTGTACTGCGTCGTCTGGGCATTCTCTGCCTGTTTTGCTGGGATAAGGACTTTAATCGATACGGCCATTATTGGATGCCTCCTATATTATTTGCTACGGTCAAAATTATAGATGGGATTCCTGGATGCGGTGCGGCGGCTGGGAATGCTGTCAATTCTAAACTAAGGTCTGTGACTGAAAACATCAACTCAATGTAGTCATTTGATTTTAAATCAAAAAAGTAATTCAGTGAGCTAAAGATCTCTGCGTTGTTGCCTTGGATTCTAATTTGACTCGCACTATTGGCTACATCTACCCCATTAAGTCTAAACCAAAAAAAGAACTCTGCCGTACCGCCGCTTGTTTTGTCAATCTGGAAGGACGTGTCGAAATTGTAAACGCCCTCAGTGTCAACAATAACCCGAGAAGTTGGGGCTCCAAGATAAACGCCCTTGCTCAGGTCTGTATTATTAAACGTGATGGCTGTGGCGGTGTTGATAACCGTGGCCGCCTGGGTTGTTGTATCATAGAAAGACCCATACCTTGAGCGTTTAAATTCGCGTGGCGGGGGCTGCATTTGCAATCCTTCTACGGCTTTGGTGAGCTCGGCTATCAAGGCCATGGCTTGGTTCACATTTGCATTTAAAGCTGCGTCCTCTACCTCTGTTTTTTGTGCCATTGCGGAGATTTGTGCTAGGGCCTCATTAGCCGACGCAGCTGCATTATCTGCTTGAAATTCAAAATCAGTTCCAACGATCACCTGCAATGTATCGACTGTAGAAAAGAGAAGCTCAAACTGCCGAATCTGCTGCTGGTCGGTCAGGAATGCTGCAAGTTGGTCTCTCGTTAAGTTAAGTTTCCTGGAAACTGGTGCTAGTGACATTAGAACGCCAAGGGCTCAATTTGAGCTTCGAGACGAATAAATGAAATATGAGCGTCGCTATCACCACGAAAGCGCTGGATGCGCCAGTTTCGCATATGGCCTTGCTGGAACCAAGTCAGCCTTTTGTTAGATCCTATAGTGCCGACACTGATGCTGCGGGCCTGGCTATAGGTCTTCCCGTCCACGCTGTAACTGGTGCTTATCTGCGGGTTGCTCCCAATGGCCACAGACCCGGTTAGACTGACAAGCTCTAGTCTGTTAAATATCGCCCCATTACTTTCGTTGTACACGATAAGCGTCCCAAACTCCCACCGTACCTGTTGGCCCCAATGATGCCCGGTGTCCTGCTCTAGATAGCCAATCGCATTGGTTTGAGGGTCTCCCACTAGCCATGTGTCGTAACACCACACGATGTTGCGGGCTCGGTATTGGCTGAACCCGACGACCGTACTTGTTAATATAAACCAAACTGGCGATCCAAGGGCTTCAGATGCGGATGCATCATATACCAATGTGCGGTCCGGGAGATGCACATAAAGATGTTGATGGGCCTTGTCGTTGCGGGCTTCTAGCTTTACCAACGCAAGCTGCGCCTCGGTGTAGTTTAGTAATACATTGTCGATTTCTTGCGTACTTATTTTTTGAACAGTTGCAGCTGCACCCACGTAGATTCCTGGCGCTTCGTTTCGGCCACTGCCTAAGAACGCGATTCGCTCAATAAATACGCAGCACCCTTGAGTTCCAATAGCCCCCTTTTGAATTTGGGCGCCATCAATTCTCTTAAATGGGAATAACTCCCCGCCCACGTTATCAAACACCTCGATGGTGTGCCGGTTGAGCGCATAAATCTCGTTTCGAAGTTTAAGCAACGCCACGACTGGATCTGGGTCAACTTCTGAAGACCCATATTTCAACGGGTTTACCGACAAGGGATTAGACAGCTCTGTGACGATCAAGAACTCGCCGTCGGTTGTCATAAAATAACCGTCTACCCATACCACATCCAAAACTATTCCCAGGTCTGGATCTGTCACTTGGGTTAGTGTCGAGCCGATGGGATTCCAATAGTACAACCGACCCCCCGATGCAATAGCTAGCAAATCAAAGCTGTAGTCGAATGTAACTAGCTCCGTTATTGGGCCCCCTACATCGCCTAAAACGGTCACGAATCCATTACTCGCCACCGATACTAACTTCGTCCCCATAACGCGGTAACAAACACCCCTCCACTCAATTCCGCCACGATCAATGCCGGGGCCTGTGCCGTTAGCCACAATGCCATCGCCTGGGCGCAAAAACCCATTACTGATGCCGGACACGAATGGAACGGGGACCATGTTTACCGGGTAACTGGTGCGCAGTTCTGGCGTGTTGTCGGCATAGATTCCATTCATGATTTGGATTTGCATTTGTATCACCGATTCATTTCGTTTTTACACGTGTCCCTAGCAGTGGGAAGTTATGTAGGATGTCGCTTATCAACCCAATTGGTAGCTGAATTATACTCTTTGTTATCCCAGGTATCGATTGATTAACAAATGGGAGGCGTGCATTCAAGATAGGAATATAATCCAAAACGTCCAAGATAACAGTAATAGGCTTGGTTACGCCTTCCACGGCGGTTGCTTTGGCTTCTTGCTTGTCAATAACCCCCTTCGATTTCATTTGTTCAGCCATAAACTGGTTTCGCGTTATGCGCCCGGTTATGTAAAGAAAGCCAATTAATGATGTCAATAATAGTTCGCGGACTTCAGGCTCAAGTAACTTCTCAATCATCGTTTTTCCCTCAATATATGTTTTATTTCTGTAAGGTCAGATTTAACAGGGCCAAGCACGTCGTCTAAAGTTTCACGTGTAACCATTCGGGATAAAGAAAACTCAACCGCGTCAATGCGTCGTTCTATTCGTTTTTTCTGGTCATCTATTCCCGCCCTATACTCAATGGATTCTCCTCTTGGTACAAATAACCGGTACATCGCGCCAATCGTGCTAGATACACTTGCTGCGATAACAATCAGCAATTCAACCGTTGTCGATTCTGTAATCATTTTGCCGGAATAGCAACAATTGCCGGCCCTTTAGAATATTCAGACGCGGGTCTATAACGCATATCTAAGTGCGTCCACCCAAGCGTCCCTCCCTCCATTGTCGTCCAAATAAACCGCAACTTCTCCCAGACAGTTGGCATTGCTATTATTCGTTGAATTTCTAAACTCGGGATGTGTTCCCATTTCCCGTCGTTTCTTTTTCCAAGGATCTGGAAATCAATGGCCCGACCAAAACGGTGTTGGCTCAAAAGTTTGCCTGTTTCAGTTGATGGGACCCTGAACCCGCTTTCATCGCGGTCTTTCCCATTGATTACCATTCGGATATCAACGTACTCTCCAAGAGGCTTTATTAGCTGTGTATAGAGTTCGTCTCTTACCATTTGTGCACCAGTAGGGAGCATGTCATCTATAAACCACATGCTATTTTCCCCGTATTTTTCATAAATAGAGGCAGGAACAAACTCTTGAAGCTTAAAGTTCTTTGTCATTTTCATTTAATCACCGAATCCTAAATTCCTATTTTTTTTTATTATAACACACATCGTCATGTCCACTTAACGCGATCTGCCCAATAAGCTGCTGACATTTTGCCTTTTGAAATATTATCAGCGTGCCTAGCCTTAAAGGATTCCCGCCGCGTTTTTTCCGCTTTGGATTCACCTTCCTTTTTTGGCGAGCCAGATACACCTTGTTGCCCAAAGCGAATCGTTTTCACTTCGTCACCGGACTTGGCCACTACTACGTGGCTTTTGGTCGGATGTGCTGGCGTTCGTTTTGGCTTATTGAAGCCCTCTACACCAACACGCGCAAGTCTTGAGTCCTTTTTTTCCATTACGCATCGACAACTTTAATCACGGCGAACCGCAAAACGACGGCCTCTGAAAGGGCTCCTAGCGTTACGTTTCTAACGTTGATATCAGCCGTCCCAACGCCACATGAGGCATTCAGTGTGTAGGCCCCTAATGTTCCGCCTGTGATGTGATTCATTACGATGACGTCTCCCGATTCAATAACACTGTTTGTCATTGTGAAGGTCACGGTCGTCGATGCGGCTAACGCTGAAGCATCCATTGTGATTTGCCCACATGACTTATTAAGTACCACAGTTGTAGCCTTGCTCGTTGCCTGAAGCACTCCACCCCCTGCGCCTGTTGCGTAGCCTTGTTTGCCGGCCCCGGTCACGACCTGATTGCCCGTGGTTGATAGGCTTGTTCCTGTGGCTGCACCTAAAATCGGAGTTATAAGGGTCGGAGCGTTTGCGAACACAGCGGCCCCTGTTCCTGATTCATCTGTCAACGCCAATGCTAAATTTGCGCTTGTTGGGGTTGTTAAAAAAGTGGCTATATTTGCGGCGAGTCCAGATACCCCGGTTGCAATCGGCAGCCCGGTGCATGCAGTCAATGTGCCGGATGTTGGCGTTCCTAATATCGGAGTTATTAAGGTTGGGCTCGTTGCAAATACCAATAGCCCAGTACCTGTCTCGTCACTCATTGCTGCACGCAAATTGGCGCTGGTTGGGTTATTTAAAAAGGCTTGGATAGCGGCATTAAATCCGGAGGTTTCGTTTGTGATGTTGTACCAACTATTTGTTGCTAAATAGTAACGATAGCGAATAGCGGCTCCGGACGTAAGCGTGGAAACATTCCCGAAAATTTGGGCGGCACCATTCAGGGCTAGTGTGAATGCGGTCACGGTTTGCGTGCTGGTGATCAATACCTCGGTCCCGTCTGGAACCCCTGTATTCAGGGGCAGCGTGACTGTTCCCGTGGCCAAGGTTCCTGCTGGCTGTAGGATCATCCATTGTTGGTCAGCGACAGGTGTTGGCACTGTGACGTTAAACCCTGCACCTGGCGTGAATAAGTTTGTGGATACGGTTGGGGCTGCAAACGTCGTTTGGAAGTATTGAAGCAACGCGTTGACCGACATCTTCCTAGCGTCACCATTGTTTGTGTTGTATACGGGGATCTGGTCGGCACCAGACACCTGGCTAAGGCTTGCGAGTTGATTTATTTGTGGCATTTTGTGGCTCTCCTAGTTGAATTCAAGTGGGCCGTCTTGACCGGCTAATACGGGGTTATAAGGGCGGGTCAAGAATGGGTCGTCATATACACGCCATGGCTTGTTTCCGGCACCAGATGGCATTGTGCCTGGCATCTGCTGCTCCATTGGCATTGCGGCAAGGGATAGCAGAGTGTTATAGGATTCCTTTGCGGTTACTTTAGTATCTGGCATGACCTGTTTACCGTAGCTGGGAGCCAGCTTGATTGCCAGACTGGTATAGATAGCCTCATTTGAACTGTCGGGGACATTGGTCTCTTCATCTAGGTCGCTATCCTGTGGGCTTGAGGGAAGAGGGTATCCTAGGCGAATACCAAGGGCATTCCATGCGGCCATCATTGTATCTAGGCGTCGTAGGGCAGACTGCAATTGCTCTGGTGTTAGATCAAAGACATAGGAGGCCAATCCGATTTCCTCGAAGGCTTGCGTTACAAATTGGCGCTTTGTCCATCCCATGTTAATCCTCTTTATTCTCGGCCATTAGTTTGTCGTCGATCAATTCTCCCAGATTTTTATCTGTTAGGCGATGATGAAATTTAATCCCAAGCTCGGCGGCTTTTGCTTTGAGTTCGTCACGGGTAGGTCTATCTGTCTCTAGATCTGGGTCTAGATCTGGGTCTGTCTCATATCTGACGTTATGGCGCCGGGATAGTGGCTTTGACGCCTTTTTCTCTTTAGTTGGTTTTATTGCTAGTTTTTGTTTTAGCTTTTTTATGCCGTTTGCTTTGTTTCCGGCATAATCAACGGCCTCGGACGAAGAAAGGAACCAACCCTCGGCCAGCTTTTCATCTAGGACATCTTGCGTTTCAACACAGATATAATCGTATGTTCCGCCGCCGGGCTTCTTGTTTATTCCAGGGCTTTTGTAAATCATGGCGGGTAGTAAGATGCTCATTTTTTTCCTTTCCTTGGCTTTGCTGTTTTTGCAGAGGCAACAAAGGCCGCTTTTGTCGGGGCACCTTTGGTTCCAGGTTTCCGCATGCTTTCAGTTTTTACGCCAGCAGCCTTCTGTTCTTCAATGCGTTTCCGCTTTGCGTTAATGTTGGCGTATAGACCGGTCTTCATTTTTTGCCCTTTGGCGCTTTGCTTGGCTTACCGGCTGCTTTGGCTGCTTTGGCTGTTTTGGCTGCTTTGGTCGCCATATTTAATGCGATAGCCACGGCCTGCTTTTTGGGCTTTCCTGAACTCATTTCAGTACCAATATTTTCCCCGACAGCCTTGCTTGAATAACCTTTTTTTAATGGCATAACAGCCTCCTTCTTAACCAAAAGAAGGGGCCGAAGCCCCTCCCCTTTGTTCGTTTATTGGTTGAACAATAAGATCCCAGACATTTCTGGCTGTTTGTTGACGACGCCGAACAATGTGTCGAGGCGATATTTAATCGTCATGCTGTCGATGTCGTAGAACTTCTGCATGACCAATTCCACGCCCTGATCCGTAGTCGCGCGCATTACTGCGGTACCTGCATCTGAGGGAACGGCATAGCGGCCAGGCAATATTTCCAACGAATCACGCTGCCAAAATACGTTGATGTTGGAGGCTGCTGTGTTTAGCCAGTTGATTGGGGCTGCAGCGGCTGGCGTTACAATAACGTTTTTGTACTGAGCTGACGCATCACTTGCTACTTGGTTTGAGATGATCCCAGGGCTGATTACCATTTGTGTGCCGTTGGTCACGCTGATGACACGGAATGTTTTCAACTGGCCTGTAGACTGCTTCGTGATGTGGTGAACAGCGACTACTCCGTCGATAGTAAAGGCATCGCCAGCTACTACGCCAACTGTGTTAGAAACAGTAACCGTTTGGTATCTGTTGTCCACGTTTATTTGGCCGCCAACAGACGTTGAGGTGGCTTGTGGCACTAAGTAGTTTACAGCCGCGTTCTGTGTATCAATTGTGGTAACGCCCCCAGCTGCTGCTGTGATGCGGTTTGCGTAGTCGAATTTGTATGTGTCAAATCCGGCAACCATCCCAACGAAGCTACGCTCGTAGGCTTTGTCAGATTTAGAGTTGCCAAATGACCGGCTGGCGGTTGACAAGTTTCCGGCTAGTCCGTTGTAGTCACGGCTAGATAAGCCTAAAAAGCGGTCATAATCTGGAACGCCTTGCTCGTTCATGATGCTGTCACAAAGGGCGATGTCATCATAGTCACCGGAAGCCGTTGAAATTGGAACAACCAACGTACCTTGAGCTGCGGCTGTGTTCATGATAGCCACGTTGATATCAGAAGCAAGCTTTTGTTTAGCGGACTCACCCAAACGACCTTCTTGCAAGGCATCGCGGAGGTCAAACGTGGTCATTGTCCATGGAACAGTCTTGCTGAATCCAATCGTTGATGGAACGGACAACTGAGTCATGTTTTGGTAAGAACCGGCAATTGAAGTGCCTGGGGTGCTATTGATCGATTGGGCCATGTAGGGCATTGGACGCCAGATAACGTTGTTTGTGCGTGCCATCATGGTTTGGTCTGTGTTGTATACAGATACGTGACGGGATAGGACCAAAAGGTCTTGAAACCCCTCTAGAATATCTTCGAATGCGACGCGTTCTTCTTTGGAAAAACTATTAGCCATGGTGATGGACTCCTTGTTTTATGATTATTTTGAGGACGCGCGTTTCTGCTGCTTGTACTGGATGACTTTTGTCATGTTTCCGGTCTTCGCTGCTTCTTCGCGGAGTCGCTCTAGGGTTGAATCTACGGCCCCGGATACTCGGCCAGTGCCTGACACGATTCTTTCGGGCTGGGGGGCTGCTGACTTACGGCTTGTAACTTTCAATTCTTTCTCCAGTCTTGCTACCGCAAACGCGAATTTCACGGGGTCCTTAATATCTGATAACTCTTTTAGCTTCTTTTGGTTTTTGCCAATTGCATAAATGACTAGAGCCGGATTCTCTGCTCCCTGCAGAACTACTCCCTGCTGGGTTACATTAAAAGCTTCTTGGACAACGGCTTCCGCTTCTTCAAAGTCCCTCACCCGCAACTCGGACCTTGCTTTGCCGTAACCGTCCAACTTAGCTTTCCACGCTTTCTGCTGATTCATAGCTTCAACTTCTTGCTGTGCTTGGGCATCGTCAGATTGTCGCTTACGAGTAAACCAATCCGATAACGCAGCTTCGTAGGGCTCGGGGTCATAGTCGTGATCTTCGAGTGTTGGTTTCTTGCCTAGCAAGACCGGCTTGGTCTCAGTCTGTGCGGCGCTTTCCACCTTGCTTTTCAGTTCACGGTTTTGACGTTGTAGCTCCCTGTTCGTCTTACGCAACTCGCGCAACCATTTTGGGGCTGGGGTCTGTTCCTCTTGAGGCGGCGCGTCCTCACCAATGCTAACGACGACATCGTCTTCGGTATCCTCGGGGTCTTCCTCATCCACGATTTCGGGGACTTCGACTTCTTCTTCGGCTACTTCGATTTGATCGTCTTCAACTACTGCCAATTCATTCATGTGCGTTTCCTATCAACTCACCCAGTTTAACGGCGGGTGGAATCCGTCAGCCTATTCTTACCTGCTTTTTTACTTTTAGCAACACCTGCCTTTAATGGAGTGAACTGTCAACCTTTCACTGACAGTTCAAAACATGAATAAGGGTTACCCCTGAAGGGGTTGGACTTGGGGTTGGAATTGGGGCTGCTCCATTTGCTCTTGTGGAATTATTGACTCCATCATCCGAACCGCGTGGTCCTGCGAATCCATATCTACTTCTGACAGCGTCTTCATTGTCTGAGCCCGTTTAAGTTCTGAACTCGCAATAGTCTCCACGGTGTCGGCTCTGGCTTTGGCGGCTTTTGCGGTGGCTTCCTCGGCTGCTGCTTGCAAATACATAGAATTTGGATCTTGAGTGGTTCCCTGCATCTCCGCCATAAGTTCCTGGGCTTCTTTCTCGGTTGGTTTAACAACCCCCATTCTTAATAGTTTCTTGCGGAAATAAGCATTTGCATCTCCAATCCCTTCGCCTTCCATGTTCATCATCGCCATTGCGGTTATCACCTGCGCCGTCTCTGGGTCCTGTGTGATCTGTAGCATCCCCGTTAATGCGCGGACCGTGGCTGCTCGCTTGCTGCTGCTAGATGGGCCCACGTCTGAGACGACGTCGAATGTGGCCCTTGATAGATCGTTTTCCATGACAATTGCCCCAGTCTCTTGGTCAATCGTGGGCCTCATTAGTTCAACCACCCCAGCATCGCCGGTGGGAGAGACTGTCTTTAGTTTGCGCTTTTCTTCAATATAGACATCTTTAGCCATCGATAGCCAGATTTCCCCGCAACGCTTCATCCCTTTTGCAAAGTTGCTCATGTAAATAAACGTTTGCATGTCCACACGCGTCTGTATCATCTCCACCGCCTTGCCAGACACTCCCGACACCATCTTGTCAGCCCCTTGAGGGTTGCCTAGGATGTCCTGCATGTCCTGCTCGGTTATCTGTAGAAGTGCAGCCATTGCAGGTGGGATAGCGGCGCTACGCGTATATGCCACGGGGCCGCTTACAGCCTGGTTTCCGTTCTGGTCTGTTATTGGATTGATTAGCAAGTACGGGTAGTCTTTGATATTGTCCTCGGCCCACATGACTTGGTGCCCGGCTACCTGCTCGGGGGTGAGTATTGGCTTTTCCACGGACGATAGAGCGCTTATCTCTCCCAACTTGGATAGCTGCATATTCTTGAGGCGTTGAGCATCTTTGGCTAGTCTAACAGCGCCCATACAGCGTTCGATGTTATCCACGAACCAACGCTTCCCGTAGACAACTACGATAGGGATACACTTGCCAGCGATATAGCCCGAATCTTCTAGTACCCGGCCCCCGGACAGAACATACTTGCGGACTTTTCTACGCTTAACGCGCTTTTGTCGCACTTCAACGGTTCCGATTGCCTGCAATGTTGCTTCCAATGTGTCATCGGCCGCAAAATCCGCTTGCGTGTAGCGCTCTTCTTCGCCTGTGAGTGTCTCGAATATTCGGACCGTCTCGCTCTTTTCCTCAACCTTGTAATACTCTGCCACGTAAACCACATCGGGGGTGGCCCAATCAAACTCATATTGGTGGATTGTTTTTGGCCAGCTAGACGGGTCATCGCCCCACGTGTCTTTGTATGCCTGGGTTGTCATTGACGTGACGACGAAGCAGAATTTGGCGTCTGATTTGTCCTGCCTCTTGGCTCCTAGGTCGAAAAACACTGAGCTATCAGCATCAAAGATAGGCTCTATTCGAACACGTTGGCGGTCGTCCTCTGGGTCCTCGTCGTCCTCATATATCGCACGTAGACGCCACGCGCCAATGCCACCCCCAACGGCTTCCTCGAATGCGTTATCATACGCCTCATTAGCTACAGACGCTTGTTCATCAGCTCTGTACAGCCCGTCGCAAACATCCGCCAACTTGTCATTGTCCGTGCCGTCCTTGGACACGAAGTCCACCGTTATCCGGTTGTTTCTGTACTCGTTCACGATTCGGATCACGGCCAACATTATTTTGTTCACTTCGAACTTGGGTTTGTTTTCGTACTGGTCCGACAACGGGCCTTCCCATTGGCTACCACATAGTGAGTAGAAGCGCCGGTCTTGTAGGCACTGTAGCCGCTCGTCTCTGAGCGCGCTTTGCACGTCATCGAATTGGGCCAATGCATCGGCGTGTAGGTTAGATAGTCGTTGATCGTTAGAGAGTCTGGCCATGGTGTCTCCTTGGTTGTTTTGGGGCTAGTCTCTCACCAACGCTTTACGGTTGGCAATGGGACAACGCCAGCGGCGCGGGTAATGATTGAACGCCGGGCACCCTCACAAGCATAGCGAAGGGCGTCTATCATGTGGTTTTTCTTGCCTGCTAATATAGGCAGGATGTTGCCCGTGAGTGGGTCTTGCTTGTAGCTATACAGGCTTAGTTCGTCAATTGTGTGTGTGCACCTTGGGTGAACTATAATGTCATAGCCCTTGATGAATTCAACCCCTTCCTCTACGGACCGGGGGCCTTTTACCGCCGTCATTATCTTTGGAAATCCGTTCTTACGCATATGACTGATAGTTTCGGGGCGGGCTGAATCTGCAACGATTGGCCACTTTTCGGCGTCTGGGACCTGCATGAATAATTCGGGGGTGTTGACTATCTCGCAACCAACCATGTAGGCCTCATAGTCGATGTAGAGGGTGCGCCCAACAATATGGCAACGTACTAGGGTTGTGGGATCAATTGCGAATCCCCAATCAGCACCAAGCCGATGGATTGCGTCTGGAGGGGCCTCGAACTCGTCAATCTTCCAGTTCCGGAACACCCTAGCGCTGCTGTTTGTCAGGTAAGAACCTTGCCAAACGTGCTGATACTTGTCTGGGTCACGCCGCTTGTCGTACTTCATTTCGTCACGCAGGACTTGCGGAAACCAAGGGTTATCTGTGAAATTGACTTTGAGCACCGTTGCGTCTTTTGGCGGAGTTGGCCCACGCAGCAGAAAATCCACCGGGTCATTTGCTTGGCGGGGATTCCACGTGAACCACAATTCGCTTCCAGGGTTGCGGATAGTCGGACGTAGCAGATCCAGACTCGTTTGGCTGAGGGATTGAGCTTCCTCAACCCACGCGCAATCATAGCCCTCGAGGGATTTGATTGAGTCCGCCGTGTGGTTTTGCATCCCTTGGAATATGATCGCCCCATCGCCGCGTTTGGATTTGATAACGGCCTCTTGAACCTCAAAATATGCGCCAGCGTTCATCTCCTGAATTTTGGTCTCTAATAGCCGTTTTACAGACTGGTTGAGGGATTTTTGAATCTCACGCACACACACACTGCGCCGCCTAGGGTTCAAAATGTGTTGCTCAATCATTAGTTCCGCGAAGAAGTGCGATTTTCCAGACCCGCGCCCTCCCCAAGCGCCTTTGTATCGGCTGGGCGACAATAGAGGTTCAGCCCAGGCAGGCGTCTCGAGTTGCAGCGTTTTGCTACTCATTCTTCACAATCACCCGCTCGATTTTCGTAAATTCAAGCGGCGCGCCATCTGCCCCGGTGAGTTCGTGTTTCTGCGTTTCGGCCCACCTCATTTGTGTTTTGGACCACCAAATCATAGCGGTTGTATCGCCGCTAATTGCTTTCTCAAAAAGAGTTTGCCCAATTTGCGAGTTAGCCCGCGCTTTACCCGCAACCAGTTCGGCTTGGAAATGAGCGCGCAACGTGTCGACGCTGATACCCTCACGCACTAGCGCCCCAATCTGGTCAATCGGCAACCCGTGCCCAGACAACACCTCGACTTGTTTACGTTCGGCCTCTGTTGGCTCAAAAGCAGGCCTTCCCGCCCCTTCTCGAGCTCCACCGTTGGCCTGTCTTCCGTCGTGCTTTTCTGTAGCGGGTTTTTCAATTTTCGGCATGACATTCTCCTTTTGTATAAATAATAGCGATTGACACTCTCCCAAAATAGGAGTATACTAGGCGTATCAAGTTTGAGGTAGGGATACATAGAGAACGCGATACAGTTTTACTTGCCGGAATTTTAAACTTTTAAACTTTAATCAGGAGAAAATTAAGATGAATAATGGATCAAATACCAATGCATTTTTGGGTGCAATTGACAAGATGACTAAAAATGTAATTCTGGGAAACATTGCCCGGAATTACGGGATCAGCGTTGAAGCCGTTTATCTAGAAGTTACGGGTCACGATGCGGAAAGTTTGCTGGACTATGTGACGGGACCCGAAAGGGCGGCCACGTCGCTTATGCTAAAGCGTTTTAAAATGGTTTAAAGATAGCGATTGACGATAATGAAAGAAGTCTGTATAGTTAGATAGACATAATTTTAAAGTTTTAAAATAGGAGAAAATCAAAATGCTTTATCTAGATATTAAAGATCATGAACTTTATGAGCTTTGCTACCGCGCACATTGTGGGACGTCGTTTAGCCCCGAAAAAAGGGCTGCATCATCGCTTGAGTACTATGAGGCACAGGTTTTAAAATTAAACGAAAAAGATATTCCAGTTGATAAATTCAAAAACCTCTTCATTGCGTGGCAACATGCAAAGTCACGGGTAATGTCTCCAATGATAACAGGCCCGGCAAGGTTTCCCGTGGACCAAAACAGAAAACGGATTGAAACGGAGGGGAAAAGATGCAGCGAATTAGAGGCCTACATTTCCAAGGTGTTTTTGCCGCCAAAGCCTGAAAAATTGACAAAATATGAAGAAATTGAGGCGCTGGAAAAAAAGATACAGGAATTAGAAACCAAACACGCGGGATTAATTGCGGCGAAGGAAGACCCATTCCGTGATTGTTGCCTTGCTAATAATCGGGCCAGGATAAAGAGGGTTAAAAAAAGCCTTGAGGCGTTGAAAACGGAGGGTACAGAATACATGACCGGTTCGGTCCGGGTAGTTGAATGCCCCGCCGATAACCGCATCCGCCTGTTCTTTGACGGAAAGCCAGACCGGGAAACCATCGCACGGTTAAAAAAATGCGCGTTTCGTTGGGCCCCATCTATTGGCGCATGGCAGGGATACATGACGCAAAAAAACAGGGTGAGTCAGATACTGATTCAAGAGGAACTAACGGAATAGGAGTGGTTTACGATAGGGGAAAAACTGATATAATTAAGGGGCAAGAATTTTTAAAGTTTTAAAGGTTTAAAATAGGAGAAAATAAAATGTACAAAATCACAACGAAAAGCCACTGGGGCGGGATTGTTAGAACCTGGACGGCCACAGAGGCTGAGTACGTCATTTATGCGTCAGAAGAATGCGCCGATAAAGACATTGAATTAGCGGGATATGAGGATCATCGCGGCGATTATGACCATGCAGAATATCCAAAATTCAACGACGACGACGAACAAATATCCGGGGCAAGGGTTGCAACGTTTGAGGATGCGGTGGCTTGGTTTGGGCACGATGTTCAATCAATTAAAGTTGAAGAAATTGAGGAAAAATAAAATGGAACTTTTTAAAAAATTATTTCAGAAAAGCAAAACCCTTAAAATGTGCCGGGTTACGTATTTGAGCGGAAAAGTTGTCACTTGCCCGGCGTCGATTGAAACATTGTCCGAATTGCTCATGACGTGCTCACCTGGGACACACATAGAGGTTTTGGGATACTCAAAATAGGAGAAAATTAAATGGAAATTACAAGTACAGCTGTATTTAAAATAAATCACTACCCCGCCACACACGCGCAAGGCGAAAAAAGTTTTGATAGGGTCTCTATTGCCTGGGTATCAGAGAAAAAAGATTTTGAATTGATTACAGAGGCCCCATACGGCACAATGCCTCATGCTGAACGCGCAATGTTTCTTGCCAAGTCATTAAAGTTCATCCTTATTGAGGCCCGTGACGAGGACGTGATTTTTAGGTTTTCAGACTGCGGCGAATATATAGTTGCGACATGTTTTATATAAGAGATATTGCCGAATAAAGTTTTAAAATAGGAGAAAATAAAAATGAAACCTTACATGATCCAAACAGAGGAGGAGCCAGTTTGGACCGGGAGACGAGTGTACAGACATCGTGGCCTACAGTTTGTGGATTATTATATCGCAGGGTATGCGTCCCATCTAGGGGATTGTGATCATAAGGCATATCCCAAATTCAACGACGATGGCGTGCAGGTATCCGGCTCAACATGCCCAACGACTGAGGATTTGGTCGCTTGGTTTAGACGCGACTGGATATTGGTTAAATTTGAAAGAATGGTGTGGTATTAAAATGAAAAAAACAGAGTGGAACGGCTTGACACAATACCAATTTGACAGGATAACAACTGTTAAAGAATATCGATATTGCAGCGTAAAAGCGCTCGCAAAAAACGGCGGGCTAATGAACACAGGCGACACGCCACAATATAGTCTCCAGGTCATGACCCATCGTTTTAATTCAGATTATTACACATTTTCAATATTTAAAATCGAGCTATTTGATAGAGTTAGCCCGTACGGCGATGAGGTTCGTGAGGCCGGTGTGTCGTGGCCCACGCTTATCTACAAGGCCCCTTTAAAATGTTGCCTGTTTAGATCAACAGACGGGACCGATAAAGTTGGCCCAATAAATGCGAAAACCGTGGTGGATGACATCATGGCATTGCTCAAAAAGAAAAAAATATCAATCGACTTTTTCTCAATCAGCGCCTACCAGCCACATGACGGGGACGCAATTGAAGCCCTTCTTCTGTCTGAAGCAAAAGTGATGACAATGAGGCAGTCAATCAGTGTGTAGAAGTGATTGACAGTTGGGGTAAAAAAGGCTATAATCAGGTAGACGGAATTTTAAAATTTAATTGGGAGAAATAAAAATGACAAACAAAGATAACGACATTCCAGAAGCTATGTGGGAACGCGCAGAAAAGATAGCGATGGAGACTCTAGGCATAATTCTTCCTGAAAAAAAACCAGAAATTATGTGCATAAATTCCGGGTTTGGGGGTGAGCTATTTGCAGAAATCCCGTCCATGATTGTTAGTGAGGAGGCTGGAAGAAAAATTGAAGAAATAATTTCATCAGAAATTCAATATAGCGAGGGATACGGTATAAGCAAGGGAATTGTACACGCCCTAAACTTAGGGGACTATTCGTCGCGCACCTTCGTCAAGTATAGTCGGTATTTACTAGAGGGGTCTAAACTTGCAGAAAAAAACAAGTCTATAAATCTTTTAATAAAGAAAACAAACGAATCGTTTAGCGAAGAATTGAAAAAATACAACTCAGATTTGTTGGAAATAACTGGAATAGCGAATCGTCTCATTGACGAAAAGGAATCAATTGAGCGCGAGACCAGACGGGTTGATTCCTTGCTCTCAAAATGGAAAAAATGCGTCAAATTGAGCAACGGGGATGTAGCGATTGCAAAAAACTTTTTTCTCGTGAATCACTCTGAAGCTTGTTTTGAAACCGTGATTGCCGTTGCTGGACAACAAACCTAGGGGCCTATTCGTACAACGTCGTTAGGTAGAAAAATCCCCTCGGTGGGACTTGAACCCACAGCACCGGCCTAGGCCTGACTCTACCAGTTGGAGCTACGAGGGGAAGGGGTTGGGCAGTCTACCAAAAAATAGGAGAATATTAAAATGCTAATTCAGGATCCTGATAGAAAAATTGTAAAATATTTCGACGATGGGAAAAGATACAGAATCACAATAAAGAGCAGTGATAGCACGATTCAAATATATGAGGGCTCAGTCACAATAAAGAGCAGTGATAACGCGGTTCAAATATATGAGGGCTCAGAAAACACCCATATTTGCTTCGCTCTCCAACTTGCTCACCCACAAAAATCTCCGCTTATCGGATACGCTAAACATCTTGGCAATGAAGAACATGAGGCATTCCCAAAATATAACTGGCGCAATAAGCAGATTTCAGGCGAAGCCGGTGTGGATCTAGACGACGTCGTCGCGTGGTACAGACGTTATATAGGAAACCCCATAGTTGAAGAAATAAGATGAAATTAAAATGAGAAAAATTATTGCAATAAAAATAGACAACAAAAAAACAGATATTTTAATGGTAAAAAATATTTTTGATCAATTTTTGGGCGGGGCACACATTTATCAAGTCCCATGTGGCAATGTTTTTTTTGATTCGTTTGACAATGTGGAGCTGTGCATGTTTAGCAGTGGACGACTTTCGCTTTGCGGGCTGGGTGAATTTAAAAAAACATTTGAAAACCCGGTTGAATTTGGCGATTTTGTAAAGAAATATCTTAAAAATAAGGGATGAAAATGAAAATTACAAATGCAATCAAGAAGTTAAAAAAAGCAGGGTTTGAGGTAACCGCTGATGCCATGGGCGTTTTCGGGAAAAACGACGAATCGTGCCTAGCTACATGGCGTTGGTATTCAGCGATATCCCTTACATGTTCCTACAAAATCACGTTTCAAACCCGACTTTCTAAACTCACGACATTGAATAATGAGGAATCGGTAGAGACTATCTTGTGGGAGGGCCGTCAAAGGACCTCCAGTGTCCAAAGATCCGCGACGATAGCGAAGGCTATTGATGCGTGCCTTTTTCTTGATTCGATAGACAAGGCCGTCATTGACTCAATGCTTTTGGATTCCCAAAAAATTGCGCATAATTCTACGTCAGGTTGTTCAAAGCATGGGGCTTGTGTAAATAGTAGCAGTTGACAAACATGGCCGTGTGAGTTAAAAATTTTTGCAAGAAAATCTAAATTTTTTTTAAATTTTATGAGGAGAATATATAAAATGATTAGGAAATTGAAAGAGATTAGAGAGGAACTTTATCATTTTGATTGCGGAAAAAAAATTATAGGGAAAAACAATGGAATGCGGGGCAACTGTACGGATCTTGTGGGGGACTGTACGAAACTGAGCGGGGACTGTTCTGGTTTATGGTTGGACTGTACGAAACTGAGCGGGGACTGTTCTGGTATTTTTGGAGACTGCAGTGATTTGAGCGGAAATCTTGATTTATGCGAAATAACTGACGATGAAAGAAAAAAAGGGGTGCACATACACGATTTAATTTTCAAAAGTGAGGAAGAAAAATGATTAAGAACTTGATGATAAATAAAAGGGAAAAGCTTCTTTTCCATTACATTTTAAGCTGCAGAGTTGAAGGAAAAAACGATTACATGCGTGGGGACTGTTCGTGGCTGCGTGGGGACTGTACGGGATTAATGGGGGACTGTTCGGATTTGAGTGGTGACTGTTCGAGGCTGCGTGGTGACTGTTCGGAGTTGCGTGGGCGATGTACGTGGCTGCGTGGTGACTGTTCGAGGCTGAGCGGTGACTGTACGTATTTGAGTGGGGACTGTTCGATGTTGACGGGGGACTGTTCGAATCTTCGGGGAAACTGTTCGAGATTGCATGGCAACTGTTCGATGCTGAGCGGTGACTGTTCGTATATTAGCGGCGACTGTACGGATCTTAATGGGGACTGTTCGTTGCTGCGTGGGAACTGTACGGGTTTGCGTGGGCGCTGTTCGCGGCTGATGGGGGACTGTACGTGGCTGCGTGGGCACTGTTCGGATTTGAGTGGTTACTGTACGGAGATTCATGGCAACTGTTCGGGGTTGACGGGAGACTGTTCGAATCTTCTGGGAAACTGTACTGGACTGGCTGGGAACTGTTCGAACTTGAGTGGCGACTGTTCAGGTTTGAGCGGTGACTGTACGTATTTGAGGGGGAACTGTTCGGATTTGAGGGGTGACTGTTCGGAGCTGAACGGAGTCTGTTCGAAGTTGGGGGGGGACTGTTCGCTGTTATGGGGGGACTGTTCGGGTTTGCGTGGTGACTGTTCGAACTTGCGTGGCGACTGTACGGGTATGCATGGCGACTGTACGGGTATGCATGGGGATTTTAATCGGTGCGAAATAACAGAGGAAGATCGAAGAAAAGG